GGATTGTATCACTATATTAGACGTACTTTTCTTTTTCCAGCCGGATAAAGCGTCGCTTATACGCTCGTAATGGGCTGGAATAGAGGCGAAAACTAGTTGTATGTCCGTAATCGGATTAAACAATCCACCACGCACTGTTTACACCCCCTCAGCAATAAGCAGATTTTTAGTGCCCGTGCCACCATGAATAGCATATATATTACGCTTGTCTAAATTTCCAAGTCCCGATGACATTTCGTAGGAAGACCCAGCAGTCAATAAAGGTATGCCTTCTTCGACAACAGCCGCCTCGCCTATTTTTAGATATATAGGCGCGTCAGAAACATTGACGAGCAGAGCGTATTTGCGATTTGCCTCTGCTGCTAATGCAATTTGGCTTGCCGTTGTAACTTGTAACTTTGTATGTCTTGCTAGTATTGTAGATTGGTTACTCGCCAATGACACGTACCAACCACGCGAACTAAGGAAATTCCCATCAAATGTAGGAGTACCCATTTCAATTCACCTCAATTCTCCTATTACAATACGTCCGGCGGTTCAAGAGCCGCTAGTTGTGAACCTCTGCCTAGCACCATATCATTAAAAGTTTTTGCCATACCAAGACAATGATCACGATATTCCACTAGATCAACGAACTTCAATTTCTCATCCCCCGCCTGGATCTCCTGAAGCCCGCCCCGCTCGCTCATAGCCCGCAGAGCCTTCCTCGTCCAACCTTCGGCAGCGGCCTGGTTAATTTCACGGGCAGCCGTTAATAGGGCATCTATTTGCATATTGGTAAAACGAGTGTCACTCTCAGTGCCCCCTTCTGGGATCACCTCATCAAGCAATTCTCGTATTTCGGTTCTTAACTCTTCAGTTGGTGTCATGCTATCCACCTACCTCCAATTATGGCAATGTAATCTCTTCAACGCTATTAGCCGGACTAGCAATAACCCCGCGACGTGCCCGGCCAACAACCTTCGCTTTTACTAACCGAGTTAAATCTGCACCGGTTGCGTCAACTCGCAAATCATGCTTGATTAATTCCCGATAGAATTTTTGACCCTCAATAAGGTATGCCATTCCTTCGTCACATCCGGCGTAAGTATAAGTCTTTTCTCCAACCGTTGTAGTCCAGCCGTCATAAAAGATCAAGGTATTAATTGCGCTGATGGCCGGGTATTCGCTGCCACCAACAACCATACGAGCCAACGCCTCTTCGATATCCCACTGCTTCGAGCTATGCGCCAGCAGGATGTTTGGCTTTCTGGGTGCACGGGTATCGGTATTCTTATCCTGGCCAGCATGGATCAGAGCATTTCTAAGGGTGTTACGAAGCTTCTCCCGGTAGGTTGTACCGGTGGTATCTTTAGCCGTTTTGTTCTTGGCCGCATAGGTATAGCCTATAATTGGATACAGATGAATATGATTCAACAGTGCGTTATAAGCTTCTCCCATTGCCCGATCAAGCTCTGCTCTCTCCCAGGTCTTGTCCCACTCTTCCATGTCCTCAGTATACTCAAACCCGGCTGTATAGGTAATAATCGGTACGGTATCTTTTGCGCCTTGCTTCCGGGTGCCGAATTTGACTTCCTCAAGTTCCAGGTGCTCAAGAAAAACTACTTGCGCCCCGATGAACGGCCAGATATCCACAAACTGTGAAATGTTAGGGTCTTCCAACCGGCGGTAAATCGGCCCGTAAAGTAAAGGTACAGCTTCCCGGCCTAACTCTAGATCGATTACCGTTTTTTGGACTAGGTCATAAAGCCCTGCAGGAGTGGTGATTAGCTCCCCTATCGGCTTGGTTAATTCAAAAGTTTCCATTTCGCCATTAGTGATTCTCTTTTTAACTGTTTTTTCTTCTTTGTTAAAGCCAATAAACGGCACGTCAACCTCAATAGTTTGCTTGCGTCTTTCGGCCTTCAAGGAATCAATACTAATTATTTTCAATTTATTCCACCTCCATTAAACTGATTGGTCAAATTCAATAACAATTTCCATGTCAGCCGCTGCAGTGTCACCAGCATTGCTTATAGCTACGCTTAGCACCCCGTTTGCGGCAAAAACATTATTTGCGTTGGGGGTAAATTCTTTAAAAGAATATGCGGTATCTCCACTGGTAATACTCTGGTCGTCAGTAAATAAACTATCCGTCCCGTTCTTAACGGTAAACGCTAAAGCAGTTGTTCCAGGTAGTGTTTGTACTCTGGCTTTCACTTTAGTAACGGTTGCTGCTTTATTAAAGACAAAGTTAAGCACCTTATGGTTTGCAGTCAATGGGCCATTTAAAGTGAATGTTACAAACCCCTTGGCGCTTCCTCTTGCAGCAGCAACCAAAGCGCTGTTCGGCATAAAATTAAACCAAATAACATGATTTGAGTCTTTTGCAGCGGTAACTACACCGGCAAAAATATTGGCACTAGGGGTAGTTGTAAATCGCTTCTCGGTTTCGTCATAATATATTTTTGTGCCGACATTGTAGGTCTCGGAAGTTAAAAGTTGACTCGTTTCAACTTCCATTTCCTCAATATTCAAAGTTACTTGCGCAGCCACCAAACCCGCAGGAACTGTATTACCATTATACTCGATTACTTTTCCTGCCTCATCAGTCTTCATCCCTTGAACTGCCATGCCTAAAAACCCATCAAGTGCATAGAAATTATCTTTTACAATAGTTGTATTTGCACCTACATTTACTTTTACTGACTTGCCGTCTGAAATTTTCCTGGCCATCTATCCCACCTCCGTTAAATTGATACGCGCTTCACGCGCAGTCCACTGTTGTTATTGTCTTCCCGCCCGATCTTCGGGGTAATTACTGCACTCTTAAATACCCCGGCCAAAGCAGCCTTTACGGTGTCTTGTTCCAGTATTTCACCTACAGCCTTCTTAATAGCAACCTCATCAGCGCCTACCGGCACCTGTAACATCATCTTAATAAGCGGTCTTGCCGTTTCCGCCACAACCATTTCGCCGATTACTTTGTCAATTAATTTTTCCTGTTCGGCAGTGATTGTCTTGGTTTGTGCTTCCCTGGCTTCCCTGGCTAATGCTACCAGGTCTTTCAGTTTAGCGTCTTTCTTTAATCCAAATACCTGAGAAATTTCACTAATAGTCTTGTCCTTCTCCTGCAGTTGATTCCACTGCTCAGCATTGATTTCACCGGCTATTTCGTCTAGTTTCCAGTCTAATTCTTTAGCCAGAGTTTTCACGTCCCACCCCATCTCACCAACAACCTGGCCGGGCTTGACGTTTATCTTTCTAAGTTCCGCTAATAATTCTTGTAACGTCAATGTTTTTCCACCTCCATTTTGATTTTCAAGATTCACTATACTGTCCATCTCGCCTACAGCCACAATCCGGGTCGCCATGCCCGCACGGTCAAGTGGCACCCAGTCAATGCTCAACAAATTAATGTCCGTCACCTGGGTTTCCCCACCCGCTTGCTCTGTCTCCATTATACCAAAAATGCTGGTTTGTGTTATTCTTCCCGCTCTAATCCATCTCTTGAGGTTGTCTGCAGCTTTGTCCACCACACCGCGGACGTAAGTCTTACCATCGCGATATAAAGCCCCGACCCAATGAGTTGCGGGCATGGGAAACTGGTAATCAACGTCATCCGGCTTCTGGTGACCAAGAAAACCAGCTACAGTTTTAGTCATTACCTCGCTAGCTATTTTTTGGATAACTTTCGATGTATAATTCCAACCGCGTCTTGACTTGCCGGCCGGGATTTCAACTATCACTTCAAGCGGATCATCATCATTAGCCTTTAGCGCTGCCAAATTTACGCCTGGAGCCAAAGGCACGTCCTCAACCACAATCTCTCCTGTGATATTCGCTGTGATTGCTGAAATTTCGCCTTCCGGCCAAGGCATCTCAAGTTCTGTGTAATGCCGCTTCAAATGCGCCTCCGCCTGTGCTCTTTGTTCTGCTGTCAGGTTTGGTTCTGCTCTTGCTCCTCGCGACGCTGCAACTGCCGCTATAACGCCACCACGATTTATAACCAAACTGCCGTCTTGTTGAATCTCGTGGTGAGGCATGAAACAGTCTTTCTGCGTCAAGTCTTTGTTGATTTCTGCTTTTACTACAGCGTACATTTCCTTTACGGCTTCAACTGTGCCTTCAGCACCTTCAGCCAGACCGGCTTTAAGCTTCTGCCAAATAGCTGCCTTGTCTATCTCTCCCCAGGATTTATTGGAAATAGTGCCTTTCTTTACTTTGAATGGCATTATTCAGTCCCACCTTCCTCTTTAAGGCCGCTTTAAAAATTGCCTCGCAGTTTCATTATACCACATCTCTAACTCCGAGTCGCTGCCAGGATCCTCGATCCAGTTTTTCAGCCGCTCAGCAAATTGTTCCGGTGCCTGGTGCGCTGGAAAAGTTATACAAAAACACTGCGGATGGGGTCTTGCAGGTTCTTCCCCTTTCGGCCAGAAGCCGTTACCGTTATGGCTAGCGTAGTCATTGCACACATCCGGCAGGGAATGACTACCTGATAATTTCCAGTATATTCCTTCATAGCTTGGAGTTGCCTGGTTGGACGCTATCATGCCTTCGTGAAAAGCATTGTTCATTTCCGTTCTAGCTAATCGCATACCCTCATAACTTACATCTTTTGCTACTCCCAGCCGACGCCTAGTCTCGGCTTTCATAGCCGTCCAAACGCCAGGCTGAAGATACTTCTCAACTTCTTTTGCCAGTTTACGGGAATCCATACCTCGGGCAACCCCGTCCTCTACAACTCGCCTGGTGGCATTGCGCCACTTCTCAGAGGTGCGCCATATTCTGTCAGATAGCTTTAGCCCATCTTTGCCGGTACGAGCCAGGAGAGCCAAGGTTGCCCGTTCGTTTACGCCGGCAAACAACCGTCGTACATCGGCAACATCAAAAACATCCTTGAGTAGCTGCTCCGAAATCTTCGCCGCTCCTTCAGCGCCGGTTTCTGTTGATAGCCAGATTCCTTTATGCGCCACAGCTAAAACATCGTTGTTTAGGCCTCTAGCCCGGTCGTCCAAGTTTCTAGCCAATACCTCCAAGTGTGCCCGACGCAGTTCCACCATTGTTACTTTTTCAATATCTTCTCGGGCTGCCATCGCTGCCCGGCGGTAGACGTTTCTGAGTTCCGTCATGGTAGTGACTTCACCTTTTTCAAATCTTGCCCGGGCCCTAAAGAGATAGTTTGCATAGTCGCTGCTACCCGAAAAACGACTTAAATCTTCTTGAATGGTCATTGACCCCACCTGATTTATTTAATATTATTTAAAGAATTCACCAATTTCAATGGAGTGATTTTCTTAATTTCAGATTCCCATAACCTTAAAATAGAATATCCTTTCTTCCTAAACCAAATATCCCGCTTACGGTCATGATTTTCCCTCCCTGGGAGGTGATGCCAGTAGTTGCCATCACATTCCAAAATTAGATTTTTTGAAGGAATATAAATATCCACTACATAAGGCCCTATTGATTTTTGTGGTTCAAATTCAATCTTTAAACTCTTAAGCAACTTTTGTATTGTTAACTCAAGAGAAGAGGGGTTGGTCTCTTGAGATGCTAAAACTGCTTTTTTAGTTTTTTCTCTTCGCTCCTCAAGAGAAAATTTTTCCCAATAATTTTTACTAGCAATAGATATTTTTCTTCTCGCCTCTTCAGAACGAGTCTTTCCCTTATTCCCTTCTGATATTTTTCTTTTGCTTTCTTCAGAACGAAGCTTTCCCAACCAATATCTTGGAGGATTTTTCTTAGCTGCATCTGATAGTCTTCTTCTTTCTTCTGGATTTTCAAGTCGTTTTTTTGCAGCTTCAGACATTTTTTTTCTTGCTTCTTCTGTATGTGGATGTCTTTTTATGCCTTTAAGTGCTTCAGACATTTTCCTCTTAGTTTCTTTTGTATGTGGATGCCCTTCCCTACCTTTACGTGCTTCAGACATTTTCCTTCTCGTTTCTTCCGAAAGAGACTTTCCTTTCAGTCTCTCTGATATTTTCCTTCTCGTTTCTTCTGTAGTCGGATGCCCTTTTCTGATGGGAATATTCCATTCCCTAAGCCGTCGTGAAATTAATGATCTATCTACCTCTTTTAATATAGCTATATCTTTAGCTGAGTATTTTCCGACAACATATTTTTGATACAATTCTTCTTTGGAAATAACATCTTTTCTATTCATTTTTAAAGATTTTACCTCTATGCTCTTCTGAAATATGAGCAGGCAAAATTACTCCTCCTCCTCTAGCCCTTGGCCATCTTGAATACGTCTCAAAAACATAAATGACTTCGCAATTCTTCCGCGCTCATCTTGAGCGCCGCTCTCATCTTCAAACGGGAGCATACTCGGAATGTATTCCCGTAGGAACTCGCTTGCCGCGTCAACCGAGAGTAACCCAGATTCTATGCCCTGGCCCAGGCCTTCTATTAGGGTTTTGATAGTGCCGGCTACTTCTTGATCGTTCCGAGGACTAATTTCGTCCCAACCAACCTCGACTTGATAAGTTTCTAATTTTCTATTCTCTGTTTTTGCCCACATGGATAAATACATAGATGCGAGCTCGTTATAATACTCTTCAAATGATCCCCGTTTACGTTTTATCTTCCTGGCCAAAGGAACCATCTGCTCGCTAACGGAAGCTTTTGAGCTGGCTACTGCTGTGCCGAATGCGAATTCCGGCGTTTCAGAAACGTCAACTATGCAAAAATATATAAATTTTAACAGGGTAGTGATCCCTTGTAACCCACTATCAGCCGTGATGAAGCTGGCGTCGTCACCTTCCTGCATGAGAAAAATTTCCTTGTCCATAAACCTCAGCTTGCCGGCCCTAATTTCATCTTCACTAAAATTGTCTCTAAGAAACTTATCAACCGATTTTAGACTAAATTTAGCTTTTGGCCGGCTGAATAATTTACTACCCTGCGCAGCGAAAAGCATAGTATCGTGATAAACTTTCATAAATGGTTCTATGGGTTCTAAATCTGAACAACCATAAAGCTGATTTTCCTCTGATTCATTCTTAAAATGTACCAGTGGAATGAAGCCCCACGGATTTGGCTCTGTTCTGTTCTGCTGCCTAACTTCTCCCGGCGCCCGGCCGTCAGCCTCAATAGTCCTGCTTTCGGGAGTTAATATCTCGGTTATAGTGTAGTCTGCCGTTTTTCTGCCCTGTGCATCTGTAATCGTTACCGGGTGACGGATAATAAGCTGCTGCCACTGACCGGTCAAGGGGTCTAATATCGGCGTTACCCATTCTGGCGGCACCAGTACCAGATCAAAGACTTCCTGCTTCGGGTTGAACTTATCCGGTACTCTGGCAATACGGGCAAATACATCGCCGTCCCGCAAGGCATTCCGATTTATTCGTAAGATTTTTCCGGTCCATCTGGTTATGAATTTTTCCAGGGCTTGATCTGCTTCGAGGTCAATATGTGTAAAATGCGGTGCCCCCATGAAGCTTACAGTAGTATTGATTACCGGCTTCGCAAATCCTGCACCCAGTTTATATTTATCCGCCGTATTTCGGTAAAGCTGCCGGGCCAGGTCGTAGTCAACCCGGGAAGAATCCAGCCGGTACGGTGACATGTACTGAAAACCCCAACCCGAAGGCCAGGTATTACGCAATGCTGATATTTCCCCTACTGAAGCAAACAGACGCTGTATAATATTGCGCCGGGGTGCCCGGCATAAATTTGATTTAAGCATACATACTGGCCCTCCTTAAAACGCTCCCTGGTTTCCTTATTAAGTGGTAAGCCTAAATCCCTAGCACCCCAAAGAGCCACACCTAAACCCATTACACAATCTTGCGTTAAATCTTCGTCATCCCACTCGTAAAAATTAAATTCATCTACACACTGTTTAATCCATGGGCTTTTCAATGTCTTATTCTGCAACATCGTTTGCGCGTTAATCAACATATTTACTTTGGCCTTACCTCCGCCAAAGTTAAATCCTTGCGCCTGAATATCCTGAAGTTCATCCAGCACCACGTCTCCTACTCCAGTGCAGTCAATCCAGGTTTCACTTATGCCCTTGCTGCCATATAATTTATGTCTGTGTCTGATTCGCTCATAAACATAAGGCCATGGCCGATGCTGAAAACGTTCATAGGCCATAATCTGCCAAGGGTTCTTCATTACATCAATCGTAAAACCAACAGTCCAGTCTTGATGTTTAGCTAGGTCCCAGCCATGGTAATACTGATGGCCAGGCTGTGGATCATTCCAACACAATTGGGCTGTGCCATCTTCAGTGTCAATTCTTCCCCAGTAGTCAAACTCAACATCCTGGTCAAATAAAAACTCTATTTGTTCTCCAGTAAACACTTCACCGGAGGAATCAGGAAAACCGCCTTCAATGTTTTGTTTCTTCATATCGGCGGACATGTGCTTTGAAATTCGCTCCAAAGCTTCATGGCTTATATACGGGTTATCAAAAGAATTTCCTGTCTGGCTATAGCAGGTTTGGTCATATTCCTTAGTACCTTCTACGCCCCTTAGATATAGCCTATAATAGTCGTTGCGTTTGTTAGCCGTGCTGGTTAAGTCCAGGTCGCCATTGCGGTCGGCCAAGCGCATCCGGATCACATTATCAAGTAGTTGCGAAAGATCTTTCTGATAAGCCGCTTCGTCAAAATTAAGATCGTCATAATCATGCCCGAGGAGATAAACGCCATTACGCTGTGTTGATCTAGCCTGAAGCTGACTGCCATTATGAAAAAAGAGCGTCGGAAAAGGCGTCTGTTTTGTTTTCTTCTCATCAATTAGCCAATGTAACTTTGGCGCTTGCCGTAAAATAACCATAACTTTGTCCCAAATTATCCTGGCTTGATCGGCCGTAATACTTGCATTTACCGATGAATAAGGTTTTTTTGGATCATACTGTGGCCAGCCAATCTTATAAGTCATTTTCCAGATCCTTTTTACGGCCGCAATGTGGCTTTTCCCATATCTATTGCCCGTCACCAAAAGATTTTCTTTGCAATAACTCTTTTGTAACCATGCTTGTTGTCCCGAATGTGGCTCTAATCCCAAAAAATATCGACAAAAGAAAACAGGGTCATTTCTTCCCTTAACAAGCGCTTGTTTATATTCATTCGGTATTCTCACTACTACCACTTCCAGCAGCTTCGCTTAAAACTGCAAGTAGTTCATCAAGGCCGGTAACTTCTACCTGCGCTTTGGTTTGTTCTACACCCCATAAAGCAGATCGTTTTGCTAGGGCATCAAGAAGATTACGCTGAAAACCAATTGCAGCGTTATAGTTAGGCATATAAGTTTCTTCGGTCGTTTCAGTATATTTTTCACCTACACCCTGCCGAACAGTTACTTTTATTTTTTTACTCTTTTTAAGGGTTTTTATGATCAACTGCTCAGCTTTAGCAATCTGGCGCAGATACTGTTTGTCAATTTCCAGACGTTTTTGTTCTCGAATTACCTTAGAAGATTCCTCTTCCTCTTGTTTTTTTAATATTTTAAAATCATTACAAATTGTGTCGAATGAATGTTTTAGGCGTTTAGCCACAGCATACGCTGATAATCCTTGAAGTCTTAATTCATCTACTTTAATACGTCTTTCCATTGCCTTTACTGTAGCCAACACCCTCACCTCTTTTGTTCTAAAAAATACGAAAGCCACCTGAAGACGGGCGGCTTTCTCTGTGTTTCAATTCCTTAGTTTCAATTCCTTATAGGCAGGCTAAAAACCAACCATCGGTGGCGGCCCCTAAAATTCTACGTTCTCACAATATCATAAGAACCACCCTTAAAACTCGCAATTTTTTCGCAAAGTTTTCGCAAAGTCAAATTTCCCAACCCAACCGCAAAGCAATAGCCTCAACAAAGCCTCTCCGCCACCT